GAATCATGGTTGCCCCTAACATTAATAACAACCACTTCCTGATGTGTCTCTAGCATCTTATCTATAAGCAACTGAAACAACCGACCTGCTAGCTTGAACGTCTTACCGATTCGTGTATCAACGTCTACTGGCGTTCCTGCTGTGGTGGTATTGGCACTGCTGTCAGCGTGAAAGAAATCACCTACGTTTACTAAAACACCTGTATGCGCGTTACCAACTCTTTTTGCTAGTCGATCAACAGCATTTCCTAGAACCTTTGTTGCTATCTTAACGTCCCAGTTATCTTCATCACCTGCCATCTTAGTTTCTGCATCAGCTAATAAACCAAAATGGTGGTCGCCTATAAGATACATAGCGCAGTAGTCACTATCTACTTCTTTAGGGGGCTTCTGTGGCTTTTTAAGCCCTGTTATGTCATCGACTAACCCATCCAGTAAGGCTTCGATTTTTGCTCGCATATCGCGTTTAAGTGGTTCTTGGATAACCCATTGAAGTGCAACTGAACCATCGTCTTTATATGCTGTGGATATTCGTTTGGCTTCAAACCCTTCTGCGGTTTGTCTGGTAAGGTCTCGGTGGGGTGCTACGCCTACTGCGGCGGCTTTTGCCTCTACTAGCTTGATACCGCGATCAACTGCCCTGCGGCTAACGCCTAGTTTGGCGGCGGCTTTTGTGTGTGAGCCAGTTTCAATAGTGGCTTCTAAGTATTGTCGCTGTCTATCGGTAATTGGTATATCTAAATTTAACAGTGTTCGTGGGTCTATGGTTGACATCCTTAACTCTCCTGTTGTTTTAGTATCTCGGCATATTCACTTTCTTTTGGAATTGATAGCCTTATTCCCCTTTCATCAGCCCAATGATACACCTGATCTAAATAATGCGCCATGTCAGCACTGTTTAGGTCGCTAGTGTGTTGTATCTTCTCAAAGGTATGTTTGCCTATGGTTATCTCAGTCGAGCCTAGAAAGCGTTTCTTGAGCCATAACTTCCATGCTTCATCTGGCTTTTCATAATCAACCTTGTGACCTTTCTTCTCCATACCCTGCGCGATCTCTCGATACCAAATATGTGACATCGCATTTTGACCTAATGATCTTGGGTTTCTATATTGCTCTAGCTTTATACAAAGCGGCTTCTCATAATCCCATGCTTTGATTTCGTTGATTAGGAAAGGCAGTTTTTTCTCTATCTCCTGCCTTGTCCTGATCCTTATAAATGCACCTTGACTCATAGACGCTTGCTCAACCACTTCTGCGAAACCATTTCAAATGGATGTTCAAATCTACTGTTGTCTAACACCGGCTCATTTCGCCATGCTTTAGGTATCTTGTGAGCGTTAAGCGGTTCTAGTTCTTTATCGCTTACAAATCTTTTATTGTGTAGGCGAGAAACCATGCATCTATAGCCTACGTTTGCCTCTTCTGCAAACTCTCTGTAAGTGTATTCTTTGCCTCGCTCTAGGTTCTTTGCTGTCGTTCCTTCGTATCTTAGTCGTCTTATATTACCCATTTTCATCCCCTTAATTGATTGTCCTGTTGTCTGCTACCGCTTCAATAACTACATCTTCAATATCATTGTCTAGCCACGTTTGGGCGAACTCATGCGCTTCATTTAGATCATCAAAATAATGCCCAATATTGTCCACCCATACGCACCATCTAAGCATTGTGCCGCTTCTCACCGTCAAAATAAAAACCTTTAGTTCTTAGGTAGAAATCCTTTGCTTGTTGCTTCATGGTTTCATTTTGAATCCATCCAACATCGGCTAGCTTATCTTCTATGCTAATTGCTTTACTGCTGTTTGCTTTTGACTTGACCTGTGGTGATCCGCCTCTATCTTGTGCGCGTGTAAGCCAAGAGTTAATGAACCGCTTAATGCCTTTACTGGTCTTGCGGCGTGTTGGGTTAGCGTCTAGCCATGACTCCATAGCGTTTAGTTCTTGGTGAACATTGATGGCAGGATAGGTTCTCTGCCATGCTATAACGTCAGCTTCTTCCGGTTCGTAGTTGTCGCCAGTATTTAATAACATTTATTTCACCATGTCTGGTTTCATGTCCAGTCCAGTTGCAGGATTCATGTGACTGTTCTGCTGTCTTGTTCTAAAAAAACCTGCGTGTTCTGGATATTGTTCCATAAACCATCTGGCATAGAAAGGTCTGTGGTTATTACCAATCTTAAATTCTGTGATGCCATCACCACCAATCTGCCCCATATCCCACCGGATGCGCTCCATGATTGAGTAGACAGAGTAGTTATTGTAACCCTTCTTAATTCTATCAAATGTAAAGTCAACAAAAGCATCCCATACTTCCGGATGATCTTTGTGATATTTTTTTGCCTGTTCTAACATTTCATCGTGTCTTGTTTTCATCGTGCTTTCCTCGTTGTATGGCTCGGTCAAGCCTCGCCTGTTATGTAATTGAATGTATATTTTAATATATATTTTTCAGATAAGTTTCACCCTTTAACCTGTCGCAGTTAAATTTTTAGATCAAAGGGCTTGCGCGACTCTGCGGTTATAATCGTTATCGTATCGAATATCTAATCTATCCATTAGCAGAAACCGATCTGCTTTTGGGGCTATGTCAAGAGGGTCAACTTCGCTCTGATGTTTTATTTAAGGGATTCATCAGCCTCTAGCCCGATAACTAGTGACCTATACAAGAAAGGATTGTTCTTTAAAAGACATTATAGTACGTTAAAATACTATGCTATACTCACCTAACTTGTTTGGTCGTGCTACAAGTATCGCCGTTTTTACGGCATTTGTACAGCCCCCTTAATTGGGGGCTTCTTTTATAAGCTACAAAACTCATCCAATTTGTATTCTAAGGCGTTACAAACCTTGATGGCTGTATCTAGTCGGCAACTCTTTTTGTTGCGCCAGATAGCAACCTGCTGTCTGTGAACCCCTAATTTCCTAGCCAGTTCGGAACTGCTTACCTTTTTGTCCGACTGTGCAGTCTTTAAACATTCTCCAAAATGTATCATTCTAGTCCTCGCTGTGGTAAATTAATCGTGATCGGGCTTCCCCTCTCGATCATCTATACTCCTATGGTTTACCCACCCCTTCGGGGGTGGGGTTTTTAACTAGAACGGAATGTCATCATCCATTAAAGATTGCTGTTCTTCCCTAACATTAATTGGCTTTTGGTTTGGTTCTGGAACTTCAATATCAGACCATACAACCTTGCAGTTGCCTAGAATCGGTGTCTGCGTTCCTGCTTCACGTTCTTCTTGGCTTACCTGTTGGCTAATAAAGCCATGATCTCCAAACTCGCTGTTTTTGTCAGTGTCTAGGTAGGTTGTTAGGTCAATATATGCCGCCTTACTACCATCTTTTTTTGTCACTTGCTTCATGCGTGACTTGTCGATTTTCATGCAATCTATACTTACATTAACTCTTACTTTCATTTTTACTTCTCCTATTGGGCTTGTCTAAATTCTGATGTTTTCATTATGGCGCGTTCCTGAGTGCTGAACACCCCACCTTTTGAAGGGGCTTTCCATAGCAATTGTTTTTCAACGCTTGTGAGTTCTTTCCATGCTTCGTTAGCTGTTGAATAATCGTTGGTAGCTATGCCGTCTTTGATAGCTTTAACGCTAGGCAGTAGGTCAACAATCATGTCCTGATAGGCTTCTTTCTCTTTAGAAGCATCTGTAAACTCTTGCGGTTTAGTTTGCCCCATGTACAAGCACATACCTAAACCATGCATCGCTATAGCTTTTACAAGGCATCTAATCCTTGCGTCTGATATGTCTCGGCTAGTGGGGTTCTCAATAGCTTTGTTGCGGTAGTCCATAACAGGTAGCCACATTGATATAGCTTTACCCTCTACAGTTACAGTGACCTCAACTTCTACAGTGTTGGTTTTTTCGCACCATATAGGTTCATCGTTATAGCTATAAGTGCTATCGGGATAATGCTCGCATAGGGTAGACCAAGCCCACCCCCATGATAGGTAGTGCAAGCCACCCTTTGTTTCTATGTGATTAGAAACATCTATTTTAGATAGCGTTTTCCATACGTTACTCATTTGCTTCCCCCATGATTTCTAAAAATTTACGCTCTGAATACCAAGTTGCACTCTGCTCGCTTGCGTAAGCATCAGCATAACCTGCATAGTAACGCGATGACTCGCACTCCCTAGCAGGATGCCCATGTACACAATCGAACTCACCGGATTCGTAGTCAGTCAATTTGTTTAAGTCAGTCATAAAAAATCCTCATTGATTTATAAATTGAGATAGCAGGTTAATCGTTTACTTAACAGATGTCAACACTTTGGTTTTCATGAAGCAAAAAAAAGCCCCAATTAAGGGGCTTCGCAGACAGCGAGAGAGGGTGCGTCTGCTAGTAAGACCAGATTGCAGGGGGTTTACCGTCTGCTTCGGTACATGAATCAATGTGAATAAATCTGCTAAGACCGCGTTGCTGTACGCCAATCCTTTTGATGCCATGCTTCTGAGCCACCTCAATTAGCTTTAAGGCTTTTTCTCCGCGACATAATATATCGACAGCCTTGCCGAGTTGGTGGCTTCCTACGCCTTTTTTCCTTTGTTCAGCAGGGTGGCTTTCGTGCCTGTATGCACTGGTAATTGGAAAAGGAAAATCACATTCGATTCTAATCTTTGTCAGCAGTTCTAAAAACTCTGGATCAAAACCGTCTTTACCAGTGTGCTTGCATCGTAATTCTTTTGCTTTAAAAAAATCGTTTTCAACAACTTCTTTTTTCTTAGGCTTTGCTTTTGCCTTTGGCTTAGTTTCTTCTGTCATGTTACTTCCTCATCTTCATTATTTTGTCAGCACCTTTGATGCCAAAACTACTACTAACTGCTATAAATAGCAAATATTGATACCAGTCCGGCAGTTCATTTAAAGCATTAAAGCCCTCTTTTACTCTGTCAATGATAGCAGGGTCATCTACGCCTACTGCATAGCCGATAAAAAACAAAGGAAAACTTAAAACAATTACGAAAAATTCATCTTTAAATGACGAATTAGAAGCCTCTGCCATCTTGGTTTCCCAATCTGCATCATTCTTAATCATGCTCATCTTGGCTTTGTGTTTAGCCTGTTTCTCTTCTGCCTTGTTCTTCATGTAGCCGCCTGCTAACTTGGCTACTGGTGCAATTAGATTTTGCCACATAAATCACCTATAGGGGTTGCTGAGATACGACACCGCTTCCCACAAATCCTCTGCTTCCTTAGTAAGAATCTTGATGCGCTCTGCAATATCTTCATTATCTTTTGTAATAACTTCTGCCGCCGCAACTGTACCTTTCATTGCCTCTATTTCTTTAGATAGCGTAGAAAGCTCAGATTTCAATTCTAACAGCTTTTCCTGCTGATCCATAATAGTTGTAAGGTTAGTTCCTAAAGTGGCTAATTTCGCGCTTAAAGCCCCAATTTCGTTATCCTGTAACTGTTGTTTAATAAGTTGTAGTTCTTCTTGCATAGGCTGTACGTCTGGAATGGTTATTGATTCAACTGCTTCTAGTCTACTATAGAGGCTACTAGCCGTCCATACACCACCGCCCAGTGTAGTTGCTAGGCTAAACAGTATGGCAATGTAGACACCCTTAAAGCTAGTGCCACCTATTTTTAATTCTGTATCTTCTAAACCCATTAGCAATCCTGCTCAAAGAAACAATTATAGCCCATAGACATCGGGCTTGTTTGGTAGAACTCAGACTCACTACCTGCGGCTAGTATATCAGCTTCAGTAATGTAAAGGTCTAAGCCAAAGTTTTGCCCATTTAATAAAACAGCAGTGGCGTTATTGTTGCCCCAGTTCATGCTTACCCATTGTTGGTTAGCGTCATAGGCAACTGTAGCTAGACTAGCTGTAGTGTTGTTGTTGTCTGCGCCCTGCTCTAAGAACTCAACGGCATCTTCATTGTTAGCAACTGCGATGAATGCACTGGCTTGGTTAGCATTAACCTCAATAGATTCAAGACTAGTGTTGTAATCGTCCACTGTCTCTTGCGTAATCTGTAAAGACTCTACGTTAGCAGTAACAAACTCTTGCACCTGTTCTTCTTCGTTGGGGGTGGCGGCTGTCTCTGCCATCTCTACTACCTGTTGTACTTGCGCCATCTGTACTACTGCGCCAGTAAATACATCTACCGCCTCATCGACTAGCTGTAGGTGTTCTGATGCTTTAGCTTCTAGCACCTGTTTAACATCACCATAAGGCATATAGTAAGACATCGAAACTAGCGCATTGTTGTAGGCTGATACTTGTGCTGATGTGATCTGTGCTGACTGGTGAACTGTACCGCTAGATAAAGCCTCGCCATGATTAGCATATTCTAACCCTGCGCCAACCATCATTACGCCCTTGTTCATCTGGTCTACAATCGCAGATGATGAATCTATAAGGTTATTAAGTTCACTACTGTTTG